TAAAACGTATGCGTTTTTATATTTTAAATACTCCCAATAATCTACGTGAAACTGTTGATCAGAAAGATATAACTTATTTTCCACATACATGTTAGAAACGGGGTTGGCAGTCGCGCCAACATTATATTCCCCACTACCGCTTGGCACAAAATTTCTAGCAAACATGGTGAAAGCGCCGCTGCTCGTGACAACGTCCGTTTTCAACTCATCTGTTCTTAATGTCCTTGGCCCGTTATACATTTTTTATTTAAATATATTTTTTATTTTTGACAGAAACCCGCTACCCCTTTTTGTCTCGGGTAAGTTGTTAGTTTCGTTTGGGGGTTTTTCCGTGCTTGCTGTATCCATATAGTTTTTCGCAATTTCTTTTGACTTTTCTATCAATATGGACAAAGCGGTTGCAACAGACATATTATTTAGGACTTCGCCAGCTATTCTTTCGATTTCCTCTTCTTTTTCCTTTGGGGTCATGTCAATTAATTATTGTTAGTTATCGCTAGATAATCAATAATAAATTAGTATAAAAAAACTAAAAAAGCAAATAAAAACCCGCCCTCGTATTTGAGGGCGGGTTTCGTCTTTATGTTGTTTATACTAGAATCCCATCACTACGTAATTAATCTTATAATTTGTATTTGGAGTCTTAGTAGTGAACTGAACTTTTGCGACTGTCGAACTCACGCTAGTTGTCATGCAACCAATGAGATCATCAGTATCGGCCGTGCCCTGCATGGTTACTACTACGGTGGGTGTAGCTGAATATCCATTGGCAAACGTAATCGTCTTTTCCACAAGGTCTTTCGCCAGAGCAACCGTACCTCTTTCTATCTTGCCCTTTGTAAGAATCTCGTAATTTGTACCAGCGTATCCAGCTTCCCAAGAATCATTAGCCTCATTCCATTGAAGAATCGCGTCTTTACGAGTGCTATCGTCAGTATGAAGTCTTTTAACAGAGATGCCGCCATTTGAATTATTTGCATCATCAACGATATCGGAGTTCAAAAGGATATTGCTATCGCCAATGTTTACCTCGTTAGAAACCACTGTGGTAGTCGTACCATTTACAACCAAGTTACCAGCAATAGTTACGCCACTATTAAACGTAGCGTTTTGTACCCAAGTTTTCAGTCCGTCAATTGTTTGTGTCCCAGCGGTCCTTACGACTGTATTGTCCACGGCAACTGTTTTTGCGGCAGACCCATCAAAACTAAGTGTGCCAATACCATCTCCGTTCGTAAGCGCGTTTGCAACCGAGGTTGCTGCTCCACCCTTGCTCGCAGACCCAGCGTAATTTACCCCAAGCTCTGTGTTTCCAATTCCTCCAGCTTTAATACCAATTTGGTTATTTCCTGCCACCTCTAGTTGAGTTTTATTAATTGCGACCTGAATTGTTTGGGTCCCACCCAATGCTGTACTTTGTGTGGTTGAAGCTGCCACACCAGTTATACCAGAAGCGAACGTAAAATTCGTAACGCTATTTGCGAGCTTCGCATTCGTAACATTTGCGTCCAAAATTTTGGATGTAATTACATTATCGTCTTTTATCTTTACGCTTGTAACTGAATCTGTAGCCAATTGGGTAGTATTAATTCCCCCGTCTCGCACCTTAAGAATGTCTGTGCCATCGGTAATCTTTAGGGTATCTGCATCAGTGAGAACATATAGGGCGCCATCGGGCTGTACGTGAAGGCCAGAGCCCGCTACGCTGGATTCAATTTCCGTCTTGGTTATGCTATCAGCTTTTATCGCTAACTCTGTACCAGCAAACTCGAACCACGTATTCTTAGCTTTAACATTAATTGTCGTCGTGTTTCCAAGTGAAACTAGTCCACCCCCTTGAATACCATTACCCGCAGCAACCGTAAGTGAACTATTCGCGAGTTTCGCATTCGTAACATTTGCGTCCTTTATAAATTCTGTAACGACCCCATCTTTGTCTATATGAACCTTATCACGCGCGGCAACTTGGCCAGCACCCGCACCAAAATCAGAAGCGGCAACATAAATACCAGAACCAGCATTAACGTGGATAGTTCTGTCCGCAGACAAATCTCCACCCCCGCCCAGGCCATCCCCAGCGATAAGTTGTCTGGTACCTGGGATGGCGGGACCGTACGCAAGTTCAGTACCACCGTAATAAAGGTTATATGGTGATTCGTGGTGCCCAGATAGCAATCTGCCATTGAGCCTTAATTGTTCTACACTAAATACTTTATTGGCCATTTTCTACTTCTCTCTAATTAAATATGTTTTCTCACTCAGAAAAATTTTTCTCCAAGATTTCTTACACGTTATTATAGGCAAAGGAAACTAAAAAGAAAAAAAAATAGTTAGTAGGATTAAATATAAGCAGAGACATATGAATCTAATGTCATCCCAGTAGACAGTACTTTTGCACTAAAAGATACGTAAAACCCACTATCTTGTACTTTTGCTACCTGAGGTATATATATATCTTGAGCATAATCGTCATTATCACCTACAGTTTGGTAGGTTGGGGCAACTAAATTACAGACAACTTTTGGTACATACGGAAGGGTTTTGCCATAACTTATCCAATAGCTTTCGGTTCCAGTGGGTATACTGGTTTTTAAGAAAAAAATGCCGTCTTGAACATACTTATATTCTAGATTTCCGTAAAAGTTTTTAAATAGTTTATCTGCAGATCCAACATTTGAAGAGTTCGACACCAAAGGAACAACATCATTGCCCAGTAACACATTATCGTCAAATCTAGCGTTCCCGCTTGATACATGGAATTTTTCTTGTGGGTTTGCATTTCCCACGCCTATGTAATATTCAGTATCGGAAAATGACGTAAATAGTATCTTTTTATTTTTAGTATCAACCCTAAATAAGTCCCTATTTCCAGTGTCCTTTACTAAGAGGGCATCATCCGTAACTGGGGGAGCTTCTATTTTATATTTACCGCTATGTATAACAAGGGTTGTTCCGCTAACGAGCATGTGCCCCGCAGATGTGTATTGTATGTGGTTTGCGCCACCAAATTCAGTATGATTATCGTTATATTGAAATGCCCTGTTAGCTCCCCTAGGATTTTTAGTCCCTGTTACAGCCATTATTATATTCCTAATTATAGGAGTTGTACCCGCCCCCGCAACCTGTGCGCTTTTTAATCCAATTGTAGAAATCTGAGGAGTTGATGAGGGAACAACGACTGATGCACTTGAGGATGGAATTATGACAGAGGGGGTGCTTTGAGCGGTATTTACTGTTACCCCACCCTGACCAAGAACAACTACATCTACCCTATTAGACATTGGTTAAAAAATTCCCCCTGGATAAGGCGCGTCCCAGTTACCTCTAGTTACTTCTGGATGTATATTGACTTTTCCATCTAGAACTTTGGTGATTTCCCCAGAAACCGTATTGTGATGACCACTTATGTTATACAATTCTATATCATATACAGCCTGTGTGATTGGTAGGTTGCGGGTTACTGAGGAGGGAACATTCACCTTCAGAACCCCGCTGTGGATTGGGTCCTTTATGGTGACACCTAGGTCTGCCAATATTTCGCTAGATCCATAAGAATATCTTATATGTCCACTAGCTAGATATCCGCTTAAATTGAGAGGAGTAACCCCGTCGTCCCCTTTTGTAGCTAGCTCTACGGTAAATGTATTTCCGCGAGTGAGATTTAGATCGTAATATACTGGCATAATCTACTATTATTACACCAATATATCAGGTAATTAGAATACTATTATTACTTTTTATCTACCCTCGTTTAGAATATCTTTTACATCTTTTTCTAATTTGGGTAATTCGTTCGAAGAACTAGACGGTTTCGTAAATTTTGCTCTATGAACATTGAATTCTCTTACGAGACGCTTTTTAAGTTCTCCAACGTGCTCGACTGGAAGTAGCCCAACAGATGTTGCGTGCGTTTGAAGAGAGGCTTTATCCTGTTCATCAAGCCAGTTTTTATACTCTTCTGGATCTAAGGTTTTATACTTTTGTTCACCAGAATCTCCCCAGATTTGGTCCAAGGTCGTAGGCACAAAAGTCTCTTTTTCTATCATTGCATGAGTTTGCTTGAGCTCTTTAGCTTTCGTACTCTTTTTTTTATTTGTCTTTTTAGGCATAATATTTAAATGGTTAGCCGATGCAGTATTTGAGTTACTGTCATCTCGGAGCATGGCGAAATGTTAGTACACTGCCTCAATACTGTAATCCAATTTGTTATCATTAGTTTTTTAATTTTCTAACCTCTATATGTCGCCATATAGTTCGGACTATATCTTCGCTAATAAGCGTCGGGCGCTCGTGGGCGGGTTATTGTCGGGTCTCACCGCCTAGTCTCTACACCTTCCAGAGTATCAGTACCCCCTCTGGCTTGGCTCGGTATTGTCTCCCAAAAGAGATTTTCACCGAATTCACCCAATATGGCCAATTTTTTACCTTAACATATTCTACACTATCTTATGTAAAAATCAAATTATTTATTAATATTTAATCAAAACTCATCAGGACTTATTAATCCTTGACCTATACATTTATCGGTAAAGCTCATGATTCCTCCAGCATGCCCAGTATAATCTGTATAATAATATATACTTCTATGAGGCCTAAATACGCCAGTATTAGTATATTCACCAGTATGGTAAGCACCTATCTTTCCCGTATCCCAAGTCATTCCACAGTCAGTATATATCGCCACAGTATGGCCTGGAATATTTCCACTTGCTGCTGTCGGGCTGGTTAAATTTATAGTCCCCCCCATATAAGTATGGTTTTCACAAGCGTAATATAGGGTATCTGGAGCGTTAAGGGGGGGTCTAAATTTTATCCCAGAACCATCTCTATTTAACGGTTCCATTCCGCTTAAGTACGGGTTTGTTCCAGAAGTAAATGCGAATAAATTCCCAGATTCGCCAGAGGTGTTTGCCCACAATACTGCGTTATAATGAACCCCCGTATCTCCGCCCCCATGAGGGGTGGTTGATATGTATATTGTATGGTTTGCGTTTCCAGTAGCCTCTTGGAAGAAGTAGTATTCTCCCCCTCTAATAAGATCTAATGTCGGAGAGAAAATAAACCCACTACCAGTGTGGTCTGGCGCAGCGCCAGTATCTACCAAAAACCCTCGAGAATGACCAACACCATGGTGCGGATGGGAAGCATCTTTTCCGCTTGTATCAATATAAATATAATTCATCGAACTCGGTGTGATAAATTTAGTTATATTACTATGCAATTCTCCAGAAATTTCTGAACTTATATCGTTATTTATTCCAGATTTTCCATCATATGTTTGCGCGAGCTTAAATGGAACCTGTATATACTCCGACACACCAGTTCCTGTGGTCATAACCCACGGAGGGGTCAAATCAAAATAAAAATATTGACCATTTCCACTATGGATTTGATTAGCCATCTCTCCGCTAGTTCGAATACCGCTAGAGAGCATGTGGACATGCTTCTTTCTTATTCCCTGTATATAAAATGAGTCGTTTGATGAATCAAAATAAACTTCCATGTCATTCTTTGAACAGGGGGTGTCATATTTAGTAACGTCTGTATAAAGATTCTCTCCATAGTACGTTTGCCAAAGGGTAGTAGATACTTCTTTTTCTGGGACATTTCCAACCGCATGTTTGTTTCTTATAGGTTCTAATACATCAAACTCTATACATGGATATGGCTTGTCGTAAGTTCCGTCTTGGGCATTATAATTTCTAATTTGAACCTTGTCTTGGTTATCTTCCCAGTATCTTCTATAGAAAGACTGAAACGCTCGATTATATTTTACATCTAGATTGTATCTTTTTATAGATGAGGTATCGTTTTCGTCATATCCATAAGGATAGCTAGCGGATAGATTCTTGTAAAAGGTTTCTACCGTCTCATCATCTAGAAAAGTATCAAATTTTCCTATGTAAAACCTATTTCCCTTTTTATAGTATCCGTTGTCATTGGAGCGATGAGTAAAACCCAATCTTTCAATAGATAAAAGCTTCACTGGTTTTAGAAAAAATCTAGGCGTAGTATCCTCTACTCTGTTATATGAATTATAATTAAAGTAAAGGCGAACCCTAATCGCCATTGCGCGATTGATTTTATTTATCTTTAAGTCAATCCATTCGTTAGCCATAATATTTTCCTAGTATGCTGACCCTCCGCCTACATTATTTGAGGTTGAAGTATTGGTTTTATTAGATAGTGACCCCTTGTATATACCAGATGAGGGATATAAAATGTGAGCTACTGGGTTTGATATTTTATCAAGCCAAATATCTGTATAGTTGTAGTTGGAACTATCCCTTGTTCCGCCATACATGTTTAACATACCGTCATAGTACATTGGCGATCCAACTGGAGAAGACTCTGTGCCTTGAGCGGCCCCCACCTTTTCGTTTCTTGCTATTCCATAGCCATCGTATACATTTTGTGCAACCCTATCAAGCATTTTTTCGTATCTCTTCATTCTGGATGATTTATTTTTGACACCCAAAGATACTAATAGTAAATTTAATTTTTTATAATATTTTCGTTTGGCTGAAGCAATAGCTTTATCAACAGAGTATTCGTACGTTGCATCCACTCCTACACCAGTAAATATTCCAGAGCAATCAATATCTATCTTATTAGAGTATGTTGCTCCTTCACCAGTATATTGGACAACAGAAATTTCCCCATCAAAACCGATATATTTGCCATCCGTTGATGCGGTTTCTATCCTAGCGTATGCGCCAGATGGAATCACCCCGTCCCACAAACCAGTAAATACATTTTTAATATATTGATTTGCGTATTGGGAGTGGCTTTGATTTATTGTATTTGTTTGCAGAGCAAGATCATTCGTTCTGATATCTCGGTATTGTGTTCCGCTACCTAATATTTCCCCCTCTGGAATAATAACGTGATTAGAAGTAAAAGTTGTTATTATTGCGTCGTTTGTTACTTTACCAGATCCCAAATGAGTATACACTAGCCCACTAACCCCGTATATTTCATGAGGAGAGATATAAACAGCCTGTTCTCCCGCTGGTGTAAGAAGACTTTTCTGGTTTTTATTGCTCCAATGAGACATAAAAGTTCCAGTTTTAATTATTAAAATATCATTTAAATTATCTATATCTTTTGTTACTTTTAATACGGTTGGGTAGTTATATGGACCAACGCACCAAGACTGGGAATATGGGATGGAATAAAAAAGATCTGATGAAGTTTGTTTTGTAAAAATAAAATCAAGCTTTTTTTTGGAAATTTTGTCTATTGTATTTTTTAAAGATTTTTTTGACTTTTTATATCTTAGTAGATCTTTAACTACTAGCTTTTTTAGTTCCCCCCTAAATTGAGCAAAAACATCTTTTATTGAGTGAGATACCTCAGCGGTTGTAGAATAGTATTTTCTTACTGAATTTGGCACATAGTGAATTTCTGTATTTTCATCTAGAGGCTTATGGAAGCCAAACCCCATTTGATTTTGTAACTCATCAAATACCAACCCATCACTACTCCTATCACTAAAAGCTTCTGCCTCTAAAGTGCCATCCTCATGTATTCGAACGGTTTTACTTTTCGCCCCTTTCCCGTGATGTTGGGCAATTACTTCAGAAGTATCTTCTTTTTTATAACCTTTTGAGCCATAATTATGATTTTTTGGATAGGCCATCTTACTAAGGAATATTACACTATTATAGATATCTTTCTAGTAAAAGTATAAAAAAAACTCAGGGGCAAAGCCCCTGAGTATGAATTTTAAGTTTATCGAGTGTTAGATAACTACGCCAGCGAGTACTCTGGAGTCGATACAAACGCGTCCCTCTTCCAACCAGCCGTAGTAACCAGTCTTATCGGCGCGAGCCACGAACTGGTCATCAGGCAGAACCATAAACTGGCTGCCAGACTCGTTTTGCTGAGCAACTGGACGGATAAACGCATCGCGAGAAGCGTCGAGTCCAATAATCAACTCTGTGTCTGCACTATTGAAGTCGGATGCATCTGGGCTAAGTCCGTCACTTGTCACGAAGGTGTCAAACAACTTGTTATATTTACCATTTACACCGAGCTCGATTAGCTCATTGATTCTGATACCGAAAAGCTCGGCAGAACCTGCAGCACGATAGATATCCTCACGGACGTTATCGGGCAGAGGAACTGGGCCACTTTCGTTAAACTGGGAACCAGTCGAACTATGCATTGAGTTGTAAGCGAACGCTCTGATATCTCCCTTAACCTCTGGGCTGACGAACAGATCGGTCATGCCGAAACTATCGCCACCAACAGGTGTGCCACCATCGGTTACCCAAGAGGCGTTAAGCCTACGAACCTTGGTGATCAACTTGCTAAGGTGATCAATCTTAAATACGCCTGCGTCACCAGAGGGCGCAGAGACGATTTGCGAGCTAGCCTTAGCGGCCAGTGCGCGAAGCACAACTGCCCAAGCATTACGCTCTTGCTTAATGAGGAGCTCTTGCGCCATGCGCTCGAGAGCTTTACCAATTACGTCCAAACGATGCTTACGAGCATATCTCTTCATGAAAGAAACAGCTGCATCAAGACGATAGGTGGCGATTTTCATCTCGGCGACGCCTTCGACTTGTGAAGTGGGAAGACCACCAGCCATCGACTGCGACCACACGTTGATGTAGCCTTCATTCTCGTTATAATACAGATCAAGCGGATAACTTGGGCTATCGTCCTCGTCATACACAACATCACTATAGAACAGTCCAGCTGTTCCAGCGTGTTGAATAACTTTTTGGATCACGGGACCGATAAAAGCTGCGAAGACTGAATTAGCTTCAGCAGAAACGGTAGGATCTTTAGACCCGATCGCCTTAATAAGCTCAACTTGTTCTGGAGTATTCTTTAATTTTAATTTCATTTCTTTTTCTCCTTAATTATTTAAATGTTTACGGATTTGTATCAACCACACCAGCGTCAACTGAATGCTCGATGTTAAGTTTGAGAAGTACATCTCCATTTTCGCCAGTCGGCCCTAAGAAGATGCCGATCACGTGAGCGTCTGTGACACCAGAGGTGCCGATCGCGCCGTTAGCAGCGGTCCAAGCTCTGCCGCCAGCGGCAGGTTTGACACTCGTGGTGTGTGTTACTCCGTTCATCATTACCAAGCCCCTTGTGAGGACAGGTACCGCTTGACCGCTCATGGCGACTTGCATCTCGTCGGCCTTTCGCGGGTGAAATACTAATTTTTCTCCGTTTTCGTCAACTTCCTTTACGTCATACATGAGCATGCCCAAGGGTCTGTCGGTTGCACCGCAGAGACCAACAAGAGCCTTAACTCCCCAACGATCCGAAAGTGTATTCGGATAGCTGTTGTTGATACTGAGATTCTCCAACGTATCGTCGTGCTTGTAACCGTTAACAAGCTTTACGATGGCTCCTCGAGTAGCTGCACCATGCGTATGGTAGTCAAACGCAAACAGGTTAATTACATCATTTTCATGAATTTGTCTGAATGGTCTTAATGTTGCCATAATATTTTATTCTCCTTTTAATTATCTGTGTTTAATGTCGAATTGATCAAAACCGAAAGCATTCTTATACTTTTCGTACAAAGTGGGCTCTTCAGTCTCCGAGCTTACAGGAACATCCTGAGCTTCAGCTTCTGCGTTGTCCAGCACCTCTTCAGCTAGTTGGGCAGTCGGCTGCTCTTCTTGAGTAGCTTCAACCTTAACCTCAGCAGGTTCTTCGGTAGTTACTTCCTCCACGACTTCTTCTTTCTTACTAAGAAAGATTTCCATCTTGGTCTTGTAAATGTTAAAATCTTCATCAGACATACCTTTAATATCTGTTGCGAGAACTTCCTTCGCCTTGTCGTTGAGATCATACTCTTCGTCAAGGGAGGCCATTCTCTGGTTAAATTGCTCTTGAGCTTCTTTCTCAAGCTTGTCCTTTTCTAAGGATTCAAGAGCCTCCTTTACTTTAGCTAGCTCGTCTTCGAGGGTTTTATGCTCGTCTTCAAGCTGCTTGTGTTTGTCCTCTGTAGATTCGAGGATATCTTGCTGCTTTCTGACTGCCTCGTCGTGCTCTCCAGCTTGTTTTTCAAGCTCTTGCTCGATGAACTCAGAGATAGCAGAAGCCGAAATCTCTTTGAGATTTTCGTCAGTAATATCTTTTATGCTATTAATTTTGTTCATAACTTTATTATCCTTAATTTTCTCACTTTTTATTACATTTATTTTGGTTTCTTGTGAACTTTCAATTTTTGGTTGATCGCTCTCTTGTTTAGAATCGTTCTCTGCCCACTTATCATAGACATCATATGGTTTTTTATACCCTTTATCTTCTGGGAGTAGCCTTTGTCTTGTCGCAACCCCACTGACATCTGCCGCTGGGTTTTCTGTTAATCCAATTCCCAATGGAACAACATGACCTTTAACTCTGCGGTAAACATATTTACCATTTTCTAGCCTTCCCTCTCCGCCGTTTGCTCTTAGGTGAGACTGTAGTCGTTGTACTTCGGTACTTTCTGTTACATAATCACCATGCTCTATATTTTTTTGATTTTCGTCCAAAAGTACTAAATCATAGTCTTCGAAGCCTAACTCCCAGCTAGCTGAAACTGATTGGTAGCTTGTGCTGGTTGGATCATTGGACTCCTCTACGATATCAGCAAGCTCGCTGTTAACCACTTTCCATATAACACCACCCAATGTGACGTTAAAGGGACCAAGAAATTCCCTTGGAACATCTTTCATAGCCTTATCAGTGCCAAACTCGCTAAAGCCCGCAGATAAAATAACCCCAACAACCCTTTCTCTGTTGTGTTCGAGGTTGATAGGTTTATTGACAAAATTTTGAAAAATATCAACAGAAGTTGCGGTATTGATAACATCACCGTTTTTATTTACCCTGTTAGCCACAAAAGCGTTGAATGCAACGGGCAGAAGGTCAACGTTCGAGTCGGTGTCGATATCTGGAATAAAATCGCCGACGTCTATCAAGCTAGCCATGGCTAGATACTTGTCTTTTTCTTCTGCGACCAGAGGTCTTAACGTAGCACTAAATGATGTTTTATACTTAAAATCTTTCATTATCCATCAAATTTTGAATTGTAAGTTCTTTTATGAACTAGCGTGAGAATATCTTCGTAATACTCTTTCCACCTAGTTTCGTCATCTGGGTAAGCTTTTTCATCCCAAGAGATTAGAATTTGTTTTAATTCTTCAATGATCGGTTTTGGGTCATTGTCATAAAAGCTTTTTATGTCAATTCCAAATTTTTCAGCAGCCTCATTTACTTTTTGAACAAAAAGCTCTTCAGCGGCTGGATCGACCTGTGTGTTAGAGCTTTCATCTTGTAGCTCTTTTATCTGTTCACTAAAGTCAATTTCTTCTTGTTTCATTATATATATATGTTTGGTTGAAAAAAATTTAATCCCGCATATTCATATACACTAATTATGGAAAAAATGCACACTATTATAAAAAAAAAGTATTCAAGATGTCAATATTAAAAAAGCGTAACGCGCGCAAGCTATCGCTTACGACACGTTACGCCATTCTCCACCCATTTTTAGGCACTCCTTGACTTTTCACCCCTTGGCCCAAAAAACTTAGTCTTTACATGAACAGCTACAGCCGTCTACGGCACAAACCCCAGAGTCACAGCACCCCTTATTACAGGAACAGTTAGAACATCCAGAGTTTCCCCAATTGCAGCCGATCATAAATAGGGCGGCAAACAGTGTTATAATTTTTTTCATTCTTTTTCTTTCTTTTTAATGATTAATACTTTTGGATAAGTTACACGCAGCATAAAGGGGAACATTTTTTTAGCCGCTTCCTTATCTGCATCTATGCTATCGCTCTTTTCTTTTGGACTATTTTCGATAGGCATCTTATCCAATTCATCTTCTGAAGGCATAGATACACTTTTATCTAGTGCCCACATAATCTTATGTTTCTGACAATACTCAACCATTCTGCGCACAGGTACGATAAGATTAAAGCCCTCTCCCGCTCCTCGGACCAACATTCCTACATATCTAGCGTCTTTCTTTAAATATACTCCGCCCCCAGAGCTTCCTGGGAAGGCCGTGCAAGTTGTCTGATCAAATACGTGCTTGTTTAATGACTTGATTAATCTACCGTGTTGAGAATAGATTCCATCTGTCATACTATTCGCCCCCATTTGGCCTAATAGAGAACCAACGTGCAGGAGATCTTCACCAAGAGGGGGAATTTTTTCATCAAGATAAAAGGTTACCGTATCTGTGACGAAGTTAAGTTTACGGACACGAAGCAGAGCGAGATCGTGCCCATCTTCGGAATCGCTATATTTTAAAACCTCAGCATCCATTTGCAACCTGCCAACCGTTCTGCCGTTTTGTCGGATTTCTTTAATGACTGCTGGGTCTTTAAATTCCACTAGGGTTTTAGGGGCACCATTGACCAAGACCTTTCTTTCAGAACGGAGGTTATCTATGACGTGAGCGGCGGTCCAAATAAAATTTACTTGATTACCTTTAGAATCTTTTCGAGTAAAAATTACCCCAGACCCTTCCCCATTTGAGAATTGTCCCTCAGACCTAATTGTAACAGAAACATTTTGCAAATGATCTGCTGTACTTTGTCTCTTCTCGCCAGCGGGTGAAGATGTCACTAAGGCGAGACCTAGAATTAATGGTGTAAGAATTTTCATAAATATTACTTTCTATTATAGGAAGTCCTATTCTAAATATAAAGCTTATTCTGAAATAATGAAAGGAAAAAGTTTAGTAAGTGAAGCCGAAATTGTGATATTCATCTAAGTAAAGATCGTCTATGTTGTCAAAATCAAAATTTAAATTAAATTTTTCGACATCGGTTTTAGCTTTTACAAAATCGTCTTCCGACGGAATTATGGATGCGGAACAATCAAAATTACGCTTTAGGTCGCCAGAGGCTAATCCTAAATATGCGTTTACTCGAGCCATACACCATAAAGTTTTTGTTACATTATCACATTCTTCTGGAAATTCTCTAGACGCGTTCCTGAAAACCTTTTTAAGTATGCGGATGTTAGTTTTTTTGTTTTTGTTTTCTTTGTTATACTCTTTTACTTTTGACTGAAGCACACCGACAATCTTATTGGAATACTCGACAAACAAGACTTCTGAGTTTTCCTCTGGCTCAGGGGCTTGGTTTGTTACGTCGATTTCCATTATTACAATATACACTTAAATTATAATTTTTTTAGTTTTTTTTGAAAATGTTAAAAATCCCCTTCCACTGGCCAGATTTTTGGTTTTCTTCCTTTTTCATTCTTTGTACATCGAGCTCGTTTTTAAACTCTCTTAATGCAAAAATCGCATGGGCAGCGTATCGCCCTTTGGACTTGCGATAGCTTTTATCGCGATACTTTTTGTCAAGATCGCTGAGCATGTCGCAAATCTCCTTGTATGCAAAGTAAACCATCTCTCATTACTCTTTGATCTTTATGGTGCCACTGTCCACCCACAAAGCGCCAACCACAGCGGGCTCGCTAGTGGGTAGTTTACTAGTGTTTAGAACAACGTGACCATCCTTTGTGAGCTTCATCACTTCATCTGCGGTGCTCACGTCGTTACCATCCGTAGAGCTATCGACGCAAAATAGCAATTCTCCTTGTCCGTTGCCACCTGTTCTTTTATGGACTATAGCAGACTTCATAAGTCTACCGCCTGTGTCTACACCAAATCCTATTCCTGCATATTTGTCGGAAGCGGCAACCTCCGAGTGGATTCTAACTTTCATACCGCCTTGGTCAAAGGTGTCGCTGGCATCATCCACATGAAATAATGAATCAGGCGCAGTTGCTCCGCCAGTTCCAACGCCGACTCTTTCTGCTGATGTGATGGTAATGGCTGTTGCGTCTGCGCTTGAAGATATACCTGCCGTACTTCCGCCAGCCGCTGCCCAAGCAGTTGTTCCGTTAGTTTGTGCGGTCAGAACATAATCATTAGTTGACGTAACCGCTGTTGGTAAAGTATAAGCGCCGTTTATTTTTACTCCTCCTGCATCCAGAATCTGTAGACGTTCGACGGCAGCGTTCCCGCCGCTTGCATTTTCAATTACTAAATTTCCACCAGTATCTTTTATTCTATAGTCAGTATAGTTATCTGCTCCCCAAGTGTCATTTGCTCCACGCTGTAGCTCAATCGCGGGAACGGCAGAAGAATCTGTGTCGGCATGAATATTAAAGACCACGCTTGAATCAGCTTTTTTCATTTGGAGAAGGCAAGTTGGGGACGTGGCACCCGTGCCTATCCCAACTCTTCCGTTTGCTAAGTCAATGCTTAAATTATTCGCGTGCGCTCCCGTTGTTCCGCCGAAAGTACCTATCCCCGCATCAGAACCAATATACAAACTGTCGTTGGAATCCCTTATCCTAAGATAGGCATCCGTATCAGTAGATTGAAAATCTGCTAATTGATTGTCAGCATTCACAACACTAATAGGAGAACTTGGACTTGGCTGACCTATGCCCAAGCGATTATTTGTCGAATCCCAATGTAAACCAGAATCAGCAAAAATTGTATCTTCGTCAGACCAAATAGCGACCTTATTTGCCGTACCAGTTCCGATTTCTCCTGCTGCTGTTAAATCCGACTCTGAAACGTCGTTAGACCTCCAGTATAGTTTACCATCAGCTTTAGTATATAAAAGTCCGCCATCTCCATTACTCGGCGCAGATGGGGTACTACCCTGCTCTTCAGAGATATGAATAATACCACCGACCTCAAGAGCTTGGTCTGGATCAGTAACCCCTGCTCCGACATTATGAAGGAACACAATTGGGTTTATATCTCTTAGCAGTATTGTTGCCATATCTTAAATTACACTTTCTTTAATCCATTTTTTCATTTAAAGCTCCCAATACTGTTTTTGTAGCTTTACTTACAACCATATGCTCTTTATATGTCAGCTTAGCGTTCCTAGCTAAACCGACGATCAGATTAAAAGCATCTTCTACCGACATTTCGTCTACGCGTAAGGATTCTTCTTGATTTGCCTGTTCTGTATTTTCTGTTTCCATAAGTTATATTATACTGCAATCATTTAGCTGTGTAAACTCTTATATATCCACGTTTTGGTGCACTTCTTGTGCCAAGATTAACTTGTATCCAGCCTTCTGTTCCTGCAGATTTTCCTGCGGTTCCTCCATCCTCAAGGATATATTTAGTGTTTCCGCCTATAGCAAATTCTAAATTTGTTGTAGAGTCTGTTGTATCAATAACCCCAGTATTATCATCCATATCCCAGCTTAATACAATCCCTCGCTCAAAACCACTATCATAAGGATCATCCTGAAAAAATCTAGCTTCACCTTTTACTGTCAATAGTTGGGAGGATGTGCTTGTCGGCGTAGAAGCTCTTTGTGCTAATATATTTGTTACTGAAGGTAGGCCTACCCCTATATTACTATCTAAAAGAGTAGATGCTCCCCCAGATGCTATGGACATAATATCTTTATCTGATGAGTCGTGGCTCTTTTTAATAACAAAGTTATTTGCAGAGTTTGACCCAACCCTCCATTTGTCCGTATCGTCTTTTCTAAATGATAAATAAGTATCATTGTTATCAGCAGAATTTACAGTAACCATGGCGCTACTGTCTGTCGATGCTGTCCCTATGCTTACTTTTCCGTCTTGTTTTGCGGCGAGTGCAGTTATGGTGCTGCTAATTAATCTAATGTCATCTGTCTTGTCGGCGCTCTCATCATTGACCAATCTCCACTTTTGAGTGTTGCTACTATTGTACCAACTAATGTTACTTTTGTTTCCCGTGTTAACGCTTGATTTAAATTGTATTCCCTGTCCAGTGTTATCATGTTCAAGCTTTATGTTTCCGCCTTTTATTACAAGCTTTTCATCTGGCACAAAATCTGCGCCCAACGCCATGTTGTTTAAAAAAACTACTGGATTTAAATCTTTTAAATTAACTGTTGCCATTATGTTTTATCCTATCTCCATCTAAGTAAAATTCTGACGGCTCAGATGGATCTACTTTATGCTTGGCACATTGTATGACCAACTCTTTCATGAAATCGTTAATCTCTTTTTGAGATGGGTCTTTTTTACTTTTTACTTTTTCATAATACTTTATGAATTTATCGTCTGCGACAAAATCTATTTTGGAGTCTTGTCCGTTCATAATTTTTAAACATTCTAATACCGCGAGGTTGTTAAGAAATTTTGGCTTTTGCAAATCTTCATCGAAAGACACTTCTGGTTGTTGTAATTTACTCATATTTAAAATGGTGGAAAAAATTCTTGTGATATTTTTTGGTTTGAATTATTAACTACAAAATTTCCGCTACTATCTATAATTTGATGGCTAAACGTAACCATAGACCCACTAACGAAAAGTCCTTTTGCATTATTTTCAAAATCGTTCGGGCATGAAAATCTTAAATTAGATGTGGTCTGCCCTCCAATCGCCTGACCCCCAGCGCTATCAGTAAGCTTTGCGCCAGACAAAACGTGTCTCAATATTACATCAGATCCGTTCTTGAATTTAACTACTAAATTATAATCAGAATTAGTATCCAAATTATCAGCTAGATTACCCTTTGAAAGACCAGAGTTTAATAGGGAAATAGAGCACTCTGTTACTACTGGAAAAACCAAAGGCTTATCACTAGGAAGTTTATTTCCAACATAATCAAGGCTTTCTCTGGGTAAGGTAGTATTTGCTGAATACGTTTGAATTACTTGGTTTTGAAATTTTATTGACTCATCTCCAGCGGGTGGGTTGCTTTCTAAGATGTCTACCGTTATATCCCCCTGAGTAAAAGCTTTTGGCTGGTTTGTTACATTTGTATTTGCTTCCGCAAAATGTCTAGGTATAATAATTTTTTTATTATTGGATACAACGACACCAGATTTTAAGTTTAAATCAGGTATATGCACACCACTTCCAGAAGTATAAATCACTACATTGTTTGATTGTAAACCAACAGAAGTGGTTGCGACTGATCCAACCTCTGCAGCTATACTGTGACTGGTGGTATAACAATTTTGGAAAGACATAACGTTAAAGTCTTTACTTTGGTTATGTATGTAGTCATGTATTAAAAGTGTCCCAGAAACATTGGGGACCTCTAAAGACTGGTCTCTTATATCCCCACCTCCATCATTGGTAGTACAGACATAAAGATTTCTTTGATCTTTTTTTCTACCAACGTCAGCGAAGTCATAGAAAAGGTTTTTACTTTCGCTAGTTGATTGATTTTCTGTATAGAATCCTATTCTATTTTCATTAGATATTCCGTCTGTAATGTAGTTTAATTCTATATCAACCGTTGCCCTACCTTTTTGTCTTGCTGTCGGGGTGGACTTTCCTAAGGTTATCGCATCTTGCTGTTGAAAAGATATGCCATAATTAAAAGATTGAAGTCTATTAACTCTTTTTAAAATTTCATGACCAGGAACACCAGTTATGTATGGGTTTTGTTCGGAAGGAGTAGAACCCATAAAAACGTCTTGTACATTATATATTATCCTGTTTCGAGCCATATAAATTCCTATGCTTTACTAACATATAGAATACTGGCTAAATAGTCATCTACTTGGTGGGCGCAAGCTATTTCTTGAATTTGTTTAACTCTTTTTTTATTCGTATCCACTGGGTTTTTTACATAATCTTTAACTTTTAACTCCCAATTTTTTACAGCTTCGTTTGCCAGTATGACGCCCGTTATTCCTTCGGCCACTTCTATTTGTTTTTTGTCTAATATCTTCTTTTTAAATTTTCTTTTTAATAGACCACACACTTTATTGAAAACCTTGTCAGCTTTAATAAAATTATCTTTTACCTTATTTAAAGAAAAGTTCTCAGAGGAAGCTCCAACGGGTTTTACGTTTTTGGTTGATTGGGGGGTGTGGGTTCCTGGGGGTCTTCCCGTTTCTTGCGGGGTTTTAGGCATTGGAGCTTGTTGCTCTTGCATTTTATTAACTTGTTTTTCTTCTGATTTTAAATTTTTATCAGCAAGATCCATTTGCCCCTTTTGAGCTTTATCTGCAAGTACGCCTTGAGTGTGCGGTCCTCCTGCCATGGGTTCGTAATACCCTTTCTTTTTGAGTTCTAGATACTTCTTTTGAGATTCTCGAGACTCTTTACTGTCGGGAAGTCTTCCAGTTTCAAGAGCAGTTATGCCCTCTTCTGCAGTCAAAATGCCAAGTTCAATAAGTCTGCTATATATTCTAGTTACCACATCATCGTTTTGTAATGAAATTGGTTCAAAGTGTGGCATGGGATAATTTTTAAACCCTAACTCTTTGGCGATTCTTTTTATTTCTGGAGCTAGAAAATCATTTATAAAAGCCTCTCTAGCCTTATTAAGCCTCGCTAAGAATAATTCGACTCTACTGTTTTGATTTGCGAACCTTTCCCCAACTCCAGTTATTATAGCATTTAATCCCATGGTGATATCTCTATCTACTACTTCATACTTTTTGGGATCCAAGAGGTCAGCAATTTTAGGAACGACAAATTCAGCTTTTGTTGTATAATCTGCGATTAGAACTCTACCTATAGATTCGTTTTCAAAAAGTTTCTGCATCGCTTCTAAATTCTTATGGTTTATGCCGCCCTTATCTGGCTCCGAACCCATAGTAACTAAAAGAATTGTTTGCTGCATTGTTCTAGTGACAGCCATATCCATCTTTTTGAGCTCGGCTTTCCAGTTTATATCATCCAAAACTGGATAAGCCATGGGAACAGCTAGGGGCTCATAGTCCTGCCTTTTATAAAAAACCGCATTTAGTTTTTCCATATCCAATGGAACAGTAACAGCACTATGCCTTTGTTTGATTAGGCTTTTAACCTCTTTCGGCAGATTATTAAATACTTCTCTGTCTTCGTCAGTTTGCGGGTCTTTCAGCCTAAGTAATTCGTAATCGCTTAGTACCTTATAGTATTTTCCAGCCGCAAAAGAAATGTTTCCCCCCACCTGAATATCCGCGGGGTTTAAAATAATATATCTAGAAGGAATTACATAAGTTAGACCAGCATTCGAAGTTCCGAAGGTCTGTGTCATTTTGTTTAAATCATTTTTTTGTATTTTTGCATCAAACCTATAAAGAAAGACATTTCCAGATCGATAGTACTCTCTAAAAAATTTATCCTGCAAGCTTGATAGATTTACTTTTTTAAATAGGGCGCTAAAAAAATCTACAGACTTCTTGCTTCCGCCACGGAGAAATATGTCACTCGCAGAAAATTCCGTCATTAAGTCTATGGCGTTTCTAAAAATAGCAAAATTATAATATGCTTTTTGGCACAAAATAACCGCATCCCTTACATCTATGTTTGCAGTACTCCCATACCCGCCAGTATTTTTAAAAGGTACAAGCCCATTATCTATGTTTGCAAATCTATCTGTACGCTCTATGCTTGCAGACCTATTTCTTCTAGTCCTAGTAGCCGTTGCAGCGGTAGATACGGCGGCGGTAGCTTGTGAGGCGCTTGAAACCATTAGCGGCTCACTAGAACTATTGGACTTTTTGGTTCTTTTGGTAGCTCTTTTTGCTGGCGCTTTTTTCGCCGTTGCCGCTTTCGTCTGCTTTGGGCTATTTTGACCTTTTTTCATGCTTTTTATACTTACACTAATTTATAACATTCTGGGTACAAAAGTTTGTGGTTCTTCTGCTGGGGTTGCCATCATATCATAATAGCACTTTATAGCCCAATTTGCTAACATTAATGTGGTATAATTATCTTTTCTAGCCCTATTTGCCGAGGTACTCTTCCTTAGGTGTAGCGGTAAATCAAATGTTTGACTACCTCTAGCTGTACTCTTAACCTCAACAAGGGCACACTGCTTTTTTGTTTGATATACCAAAGCGTCTTGATTTTCGATAAAGTCTAAAAGGGATGGCTCATTTACGTGGTCTAATTTTACCTTGGAGTTTGAATATACATTAAAAGCCGCCTCATTACTTTGCACCCTAGAAGCAAACCATATTTTTTTATGATCAATTCGAGCTTGAAGATGTTCATTTGACTTTCTTATAAAGTCGGTTGTAAAAACTTGCTTGAAGCATACTTTACCGTCTTGTTTATTATATTCCCTTCTAGACTTCCTAATTCCTTTGTCATAATCTGCGCCTTCTGCGTCGCTATCAAATTCAAAGAATTTTAAATTGATTTTATCACTTTTAAATAATGCATTTTCGTTACAGCTATCTATAAATTGAAATCCAGCATTATCAATGCATATCATTTCGATATTAAAATGAGTCATCACATGATACATATACTTGATGTGATCTTTAAGGTCACCGCCAGCAACAGCATAGCTGTGAACCAACGTACCAGTTTTCGTTTCGTCATCTAATTCAAGAACGGACATTGCAAAATAATCAGAAGAAGGACTATTACTAAAGCTGGGGTCAATACCCATTATATATTTTTTATCTTTATCTCCTATTATTTTTGTAGTTGGACTTTCTCCATCTGGAATGGTGCATTCGTGCATCTTTTTCGCACTAAAATAACTATCACTTCCGTCAGTAAATTGAGCACAATATTCTCTTTGGAAAGATGAATGACTTTGACCTCCGCTTTGTGCTTCGTCGATAATCGTTCTATCTATCATATGTTCTGGAAGAGATTCGTATCCCATTTGAGAAATAAAATATTTTGCTTCTTCGCTATCGTTTTTGTCATAGATTTTCGCTGTCCAGTCTTGATAGGTTTTAAATAGATTTTCAAAAGTATAACTGGCAGATGATAATGCTATCATTTTTGTATCATTTTCAAAAACAGTTCTGTCCTCCTCCTTCATTTCCCCCTTTTCTATAAGCTTATCTTCTATTTCTCTTACCTCTATTCTTTCTTTCATGTTTTGGGGCGCAACCAAAAACGGCATAAGAACTGTTTGGATTATATCTTCTGGAAGAAGAAGGTACTCATCTAAAACCAAAACGTTTGCGCGAAAACCTCTAATCTTTTCTCCGTTTAGCGGAATGGCTGTAATTGACCCTCCATTTATCAACCATTCAAACTGGTCGTTTCTTCTAGTTTTTGCACCAAAAGCTTGAGCTAATAATTCTGCACCCTTAGATTCTACTATTTTTTCTAAGTTGTTGAACACAAACCTTGCAGTTCTAAAAGTCGGACCAGCTATAAGAATTTTAGTTCCAGGATTAAATATGCACTGTAAAAAACAAAAGATTGAAGCAATAAAAGTTTTCCCACAACCACGACCCCACACGCACATTGAAAAATTTCTATTCATTAAGGCCTTTAGTGTTATTTCTTGGTAGGGAGCTAACTTAACTCCAGAAATCAAATCTGTAGTAAGCCCCAAATTTG